CGCCGGCCGGTACGGCCAATATACCGATCAGTGGTCTACAAATTGCCACGGTGAGTACGACCAACGTGCTGGTCAACGGTATTTAGGGTCGTCCGATGATCCCCGCGGTAGATAACAACCACGTCGCCGAGGGCGTTGCTTACCTCACGTCGCGATACAACGGCCAGCCTGTAATCACGGGCTTGGTGACGTCTTGCATGCAGCGGCTGCAGCAGATCGAAGACGCTTTTTGGGCCATGATCAACGCCGTCCAGCTATCGAATCACCCGATGCCTGGCGGCCCGTGGGACGTGCTCGATAAGATCGGGATGATCGTCGGCGCCCCTCCGCGCAACGGTCTGGACGACACCGACTACCTGGCGCTTATCAAACTGCAGGCGGAGGTCAACACCTCGCGAGGCAACCCCGACAACATCCTGCAGCTTGGGGCCATATTGTCGTCGCTGCCTCCGGGCTATCTTGAGATGCCGCTCGGGGCGTTTTACTTGACCGTGAGCGACATCACCTCGGCAAGCTTCCTCCTGTTCCCTTCCCTGCTCAAGCAGGCCCGCCCCGCCGGTGTGTACGCGTTGCTGATTTACACAACTTGGCCGGATGTGGGGGATGACGACTATTGGGCCTCACGTTACGGCGGTCATGCCGGTCAAGCCGGCTGGGGCAGCCGTTACACATCCGCGGCCGGCGGCGTGTTGGCCGCCGCGCAGCAAATCTGAATAACACTCAGGCCCTAAAATACGAGTAAGCATGACCGCCCCTCCCATCTTTACGTGGTCCCCTTTGGGCACGGTCTTCCCGGCCGGCGGGGAACCTTGGAACGGCCAACCCGTCGCGCTAGTGCCCCTCGGTACGTGGTTCACGCCAGACGTACCGATCGACGCGGAAGAGATCAACTGGTGCTTGACGACGATCGGCAACGATCTCGCCTACGTCATGCCGGCCGTCGCCGTCGGGGCTATGTCGCGGTGGAACGTCCCCACCGCTCCTGGCACCGTCCTCGCTGATTTTCGATGGGACGGCTACTACGCTCGATGGGTGGGTATTTCTTCGACAGGCGACATTGCCGCGTCGTACGACGGCGGCGTGACCTTCGTGTCGGACGGTTTTAGTGGCACGATTAGCGGCAATGCGGGCCCTTTGGCGATCGATTCTTCGACCGGCCAGATTTGCGCCATGAGCCCCCAGAGCACCTCGCAAAACGTGATCCACTATACGGCGGCCGGTGTGGGCACGTCCTATACCCTCTTGGGCACATTTACGCCGATCGACTATCTCCAGACAATCAACCGTTTCAATAGTTTGTGGGTCGCGGTGTTTCTTGGTGGCCCGGCTGTACAGTGTTACACGTCTCCCGATGGTGTCACCTGGACATCGCAGAGCGCGTCTCTCCCGGCAGCGTGGATGGCCGCCAGTACGAGCTACGGCACATTCTCCGCAATTGCAAGCGCTCAGTCTCCGACGGGATTGCTCGTGGGCCTCTCTGGTAGCGGCGGCTCCGCGGGACACGCCGGTCTGATGTGGACGCCGGACGGGTCGACCTTCACTCTCGCCAGCCCCACCGTTTTGTCAGGGTCTTATGCGATTGCCGGCCTACACTATAGCGAGACCGATAACCTCTTCGGGATGATCCTCAACAGCGGAGGGACGTGTCTCCTATACACGACGTCCACGCCGGCATCTCCGTCGTCTTGGACGCTTGTACACAGCTTTCAAGCCAACATCAATTGCAGCGGCCTCGCAAACATCGGCTCGGTGTGGGCCACCATCGCCAAAAACGTCGTCGCGGCGCCGACTACGAAGCGCCGCCTCTTGGTGTCGTCCAACGTCGCCAGCGCGGGCGCATCTTGCACTTGGACGTCGCTACCTTACCCGGTAATGGCGGACGGTTCGTCGTGGCTCGTGGCGCCTCTGCTTCGCACATCCGGGGGGCAGTTGCTGGCGTTCAACGACAGCGATTTCATGTCCAGCGGCGTCGCTGTCGCACCGACACCTAGCGCGCCGTTCTAGGGGCGCGCCCGGCCTAGTCACACTCCGGCACCATGTGCGTAATGTCCCAATGGTGCACCATGGCTAGCTCGCGCAGCGTCATGTCACTGATGCACGGGCGCATCGCACTCACCGGGATGGCCATCAGCGTGTTCCGGTTGGCGATGTCGTCGGGCAGGCCCAGCACATGACCGAGCTCGTGTAGCGTCACGTCACGATCGTTGGACCAGAGCTCCACCCGTTCGGTTATTATAGTCACCACATGGCCGCCGGTGGAGTCCGTCCAGGCCAGGTAGGACGGGTCGGGCTCCTCTCCGTCTATGGCGCGGTCAATCGTCACGTAGTAACGTGCGCGGGCCGCTTCGCTGTTGACGATGTAGCTGTGTGACGGGCGAGCTATGTTTTCGGCATATACTTGAAAACGCGCATAGCCGCCGAGGGCTACGTTCCAGCGAAAGAGTGCCTGGTGAATCGCGCTTTTCTGTTCGGTTGAGAAAGAGGCGTCGACCCACACAGGGTACTGCAGCGTAGTGATGAGAGGGTCAGAGTTCGCCGTGAAGAGCGTGACGCCGCAGCCCGCCACGAGCAGCGCCAGTAAGGCGGCCCACAGGCCCATCAGCGCCCCCTTACAGGGCACCTACAGGACCCCGCGCATCCACGCCTGACGGAAGGACCACTTACCCATGCCGATGGCGTCTAGGGCGTTGTGGGCTGTCCCTCGTGGTAAAAGGGCCACTAGCGCCGCCTCCCCGGGCGTGAGGGCGGACCGGATACGTTCGGTCATGATGTCGCCGTCGACAGAACCTTTCCAGTCGTGTGGCGTGACGAGGCGCACTTTGCAGAGCTTGAAGCGTTCTTCGTAGCGCCCGACGATGCCGCGCAGCTTCAGGATGTCGGCCGGACGCGCCTTCGAGTTGGGGTAGATTTGAGGGGACTCGATGATGACGATGTCGGGCATGATGTTTGCCCATCGCACGTCATCGACAGACAACACCGCCGTCGCCGCCAGCACCGGGGGACAGTCCGGCCCAACGAAGAACTGCGCAATTCCGGTCGAAGCGCCGGGGTCGATCGCCAACAGTGTGGTCACAGGAGCCCTCCGAGAAGACGCAAGGCCCCGATCACGGCGGCCCACGCTAACAGGGCTATAGACAAAATCACCAGTAGGTCCCTCATCCGCCGCCTCCGCCTTTGATCGCCAACTCGCGCCAGGCGTCCCGCTCGGCCTGCGTGAACTTCGTAAAGTCGACGGATGGGCCGATCGTTGCCGCGATGTTTTCGGTCGTCTGACCGCTGTCGAGGCGGTGATTTTTGTTGATGAACTCCGCCATCTTCATGATCAGGGTCGGATCGAGCGGACCGACGGTGTTCTCGAAGTCGGGGCTTTGCGACAGTCGGAGGTATTTCCTCACCTCGTTGAGGACCAAGTCGGTCGTAGTGGCGTCGAGCTCGGCGTGCTTACGGCGTTTTTCCGCCACGGCCAGACGGGTCGCGGCCTCGGCGTCCCTCGCGTCCGCGAGGCGTTTCTCGTGCTCCTCGACCTCCGGGGGTTTACGCCAGAGGATGACCGCGCGCGGAGGAGTCGCCCCGTCAAGCGGCGGGCACATGCGTCCTGTTGTTCAGCACGTTCCATACCGTCTTCACGCAGCACCCTGCTTCGACGGCGATTTGCTCGATGGTCGGTTGCGGCACCCGGGCGCGCGCCCGGCGTATGCGGTCCGCACGTACGGCGGCGAGAGTGTCCGCCATCAATTGCCCTTTTGAAGGGCCTTGATTATCAACGGCGGGTATCTCGGGGGCCGGCACGGGGCCGTGCCCCGGGGGCGCTGCGTCTTTTTTCGCCACGATCGATTTTAGTTACGGGTAAGCCGGCCCCCTAAAATGGGATGTGAAGAAAAGCAAGCGGGGCCCCGCACGAGCGAAGCATATTCTCCCCGCGACGCCTCCGGCCGCCGTTGTGCTCACCCCTGACAACTACCTGGACGGCTTCCGGGGGGACAACCTCCTCGACGGCCTAATCGGCGGCAACATGGCCGGCGGACCGACGGGCGGGGGGTGGAGTAACCCTGTCACCGGCCTGGGCACCTTCGGCCGCGACAAGGTGATGCAGGGCTCCTACCAGGAAGCTTTTCGCATCTCGGACGTCGAACTCAGCGCGTTGTACAACGGCAACGACTTGGCCAAGCGGGTCGTCGTCACCGTGCCCGAGGAGATGTTCCGTCGGGGATGGAAGCTGGTCGTGAAACCCGTCGCGGACGGCGAAGACGAGGGCGACGCGAACCCCGCAGCGGCCCTCGAGCAGCCCGTCGGTGGCGAAAGCGGCCCGGCGGCCCCGGGGTCCCCGCTGGTCGACCCCACGGGCGCCGCGGCGGACGATAGGACGACCGATCAGAAGCTGCTCGCCGGCGACATCCTAGGCCCTCCTGGGCCGTCCGGTGCGTCGGACGTCGCGCCGGCAGCGGCAGCCAGCGATATCTCCGACCCGATGGGGGAGCAGCTCGCCAAGGGTCCGCATAACCAGACAGGCACCGGCGACGCGATGACGCCGACGTCCGACCGTAAACCGGCGCCCTCGGCGCCCAGGACAGGCGAAGACGGTTCCGGCAAGACGCAAGGCCCCCCGGCGTCGCCCGGGTCGGACCAAGGCGCGGGGGCCGAGTTGGCCGAGGCCGCGGAGGTGTACGCCGCGCGGCTGAGCCTCAAGCCCCGTTGCCTCGAAGCGTCCATCTTCGGGGGTCTGTACGGCGGCGGTTTACTCATCATCGGAGCGGACGACGGCCAGGACATGGCGCTGCCGCTCGACGAGACACGTATAAAGACGATCGTCTACCTCGCATGGATCGACCGGAGGTTCGCTTTCGCCTCGTCCTGGTACAGTGAGATCGGCCCGAAGTACGGCGAAGTCCGTACGTGGCAGATCGTCAACCCCTTCGGCGGCCAGAGTAACACGGTCGTCCACGAGTCGCGTTGCGTGCGCTTCGACGGTGCCCCGGTCGACTTCCTGATGCGGCGCCGGCTGCTCGGGTGGACACTGTCCGTGTTGCAGGCGCCTTACGACACGCTCCGGCAGTTCGACACGTCCTTCCAGGGCATCGCCAACCTGATGGCGGATATGTCGCAGGCCGTGATGAAGATCAACGGCCTCGCGCAGCTCATCTCGAACGACCAACACACGCTGCAGACGCGTATGCAGATGGTGGACATGTCGCGCTCGACTGCGCGCATGCTCTACGTGGACGCGGAAAACGAGGACTTCGAGCGCACCGCTACGCCTTTGTCGGGTGTGTCGGACGTCCTGCAGATGCAGATGCTTCGCACGGCGGCGGCGGCGGAGCAGCCCGTGGCGATCCTTTTCGGCCGGGAGCCTTCGGGTCTGAACGCCACTGGCGATGCGGACTTCCGACGCTTCTACGACAAGACTGCAGGCAAGCAGTGCACCGAGTTGGAGCCGAAGCTACGTCGGCTGTACACGCTGATTTTCGCTGCGAAGGACGGCCCCACGGGCGGCGTTGTGCCGGCAAACGGTCTGGAGTTCGTGTGGCACAAGCTCTACGAACCGAGCGAGAAGGAGCAGTCGGAGATTCGCTTCAACATGGCCCAGGCGGACGATTTGTACGTCCAAAACGGGACGCTACTCCCGGCCGAAGTGGCGATGAGTAGGTTCCGCTCGGGGGATTTGCACCTGGATACGGAGATAGACATGGCTCTACGCAAGACCGCCATGGAGAGCGCGGAGCTGGCCCCGCAGGGGGCGGAGAAGGCGCAGCAAGAGGCCGATCAGGCGAAGGACTTGGCGGTCACTACGGCTACCGCGAAGGCCGGGGCGAAGCCGGCCGGGCCGCCGGGGAGCGCCGGCGCCAAAAAGAAGCCGGCCGCTAAACCCTAGCACCTAGCGCTTCGCGCGCATTACCGATTGTCCAATTCCGCTACGATCGCCGCGGCCAAATCGTGACGAGTCTCGATTCGCCGAACACC